TGCACCCGACGACGAGCACATACGATCACAGTTTTGGTCATTCTACACTTCCCAACCCAATTGCTGATTTGTTAACCCAGTGGCCTTCTGGGAGGTTTTGTTAAACCGGAACCACCGGGAAATGCCCAAGTGGGCTCACAATAAGAGGGTGTGCTCGTGAGTGGGTAAATATTCCCAATCCTTCCGCACTTTCTGGTAATATGGGGTAGTGGCATTGTACTCAGATTCAATGGCCACCTGCTCATCGGGGGTGATGTCAAACGCTCTCCAAAAGGAGTACCTAGCCGTTTCTGAGATGGCAAGGTTACGTCTGTGCATACCTTTGGACTGCCAGAACAGTCCTCCGATGAGAGTTGGGTCGCTCAGTTTGAGGGGTTTGGCGTTTCGGCCCGCACGCATGAAAGAACGGTAGAAAGAATCAAGTACCGGAATACCCCCGGCAAGGGACGTGCCGGACATGCCGACACACTTGATCCACGACTCGTACTCCTTGGCATTACACCAAGGCTTGAGACTGATGCAGTCCTTCACAATACAGCTCCGGGGATCGCGGACCATGGTCCATGAACCCCGTCAAACACTGGCTGTGACTGACAGAACACCACCTTCTCAAGTTCATACACCGGCTCCTCAACGACCATGTTGAACCCCATCTCCCTGAACCAGAGATCTAGCCCGGCAGAGAAGCGTGCCAAATGACGCTTGTGACAGATAATCACACAGTCGTCACCATTGTTAGCCAACTCGAAGGGCACACCGCGTTCGGTACAGTAGGCAATCAACAAACAACAGGCGATTAAGCAATTGCCCAAGCCTGTGTTCATATCACCCGAACAACGCGTGCCCTCAATCTCGTACCTGAGCCAGCCATCCGCGCAACGTCCGAAAGCCTTGTTGTGGATCTGCCACTTCAACAAGTTGGCCAACCACTTACGGTCCTTCGGGCTTGTGAGGAGGCCCAAGTAAAACTTGTGCTCCCACTCCAACGCTTGTCTGGAGACATGCTGATCGAACCGGGAAGCGTCCAACCCGATTGCCACAGCCTGTCCATCCCCACCCATACACTCCCACTTACGGCTGAACTCAGCCCCAACCTGCGATGCATTCATGCCCTTCATCACAGTTTTGGAACCGAGTAGCCGCGTCACGCCATTGAGGAGGATTCCCTCAGCAGGTTTAATGACCCGTCCTACCTCAACGTTGTACCTAGGATCACGCGGTGAAATGTTCCTGGGTACCGCCCCTTGTTTGAGTGTGCGCTCAGTTTTTGTGAAGTTACTGAGCTCACCGTCCTTGCGTTGAATGCCTCTGACATACAGGCTTTCAACGGCATTCTGGTATACGCTTCGTTTCTTACCCTCGTACAAAAGAGGAAACTCCTCTCTTTCCAAAGGGCTCAGACGTGGGCATAAAGCCAGAATGCGCTTCTGGATGGCTCCCAAACGGTCGTCGTAGATGGTCTCCGCGTCTGACGGCGGCGACCAAGTGTCTCTGCACATCGGACAGGACACCTCAATGCCGGATTCACGGCAATGGGTGACCCATCCATCAATGCAGTCAAGGTGATAGGTGTGTCCGCAAGGAAGCTCGGACGCTATCGCTAGCGCCACGAAATCCTCGCGGCAGATGCTGCAGCAGCCAGCACGCTTCGCGTCCTTTCGCTTCATGGCGTAAGCCATTCTGCTACCGGGACGCGGAGGCGACACGAAAACACCATTCTCCTTGACATAAAAGACTCTCTCTTTGACGGCCTTGAGCAAATTTACTATGGTCGAATTGAACGCGTAGACTTCTCGGGGTGGGGACATGCCCTCACCGACCATATAAGTATGCCGAGTGCGCGTGGTGGCTCCCAAAATGTACCGTACTTCCAAACCGGCAGGGTTGGGTGCCAGTGATTCTTCACTGTCCCTGCCAGGTACGGCCACTGGGCCCCCCTAGTCGCCACCGACAAGGCGCCTGCTGACGCCATACCAGTACGACCACCAAGGCGCTGTATAGTCGATCTCCCTTTCGACCATGGCCCTCGAGTTCCGATCCATGCCTGCCTTCACCTCGCTAACGTCGGCGTGGTAAGTCCACTCGACAGCCCTGTGAACCACACGGGCAATGTCGAGCTTCGTCACCTTGTCCGCCTCCATCTGCTCGTAGATCCACTTATGGATGCTGCGACGCATTGACGGGGTGTTGCTCGGGTCATGGAACTTCCCTCTAGCCATAACCGCATAGGCCATCCACCATCCGGCGTTGCCCTTGCGCGGTTTGCGCCTGATCACCTCCCCATCTCCGTTCCGGATTGCCTCCAACGTGTCGCGAGGAAGCTCAGACACGGAATCAAATTCCGATTGAAGCCTCCGCACTTCACGCTGGTGCGACTCCGGCACGAGGTTCGCGCCCCACCAGCGGCG